CTCCCCCCTTCTTGTTTTTAATCTCGTCAAACTTTTCAAGGAGAAGACGATGCCTCAATTTTCAGATGATCTATTTTTAGGCCCAGCCCAAACCTACATGGGTACGGGTCTGCGCCCGTACACCTCGACCTTTACTGGTTCGATTGCCACGACCACGTTAACCGTCACAGAAATGTTGACTGGTTCGCCAATCGTGCTTGGTATGTACATCGACGGCTCTAGCGTCACCGATGGCTCTTACATCACCGCATTTGGAACTGGCTCTGGTGGTACGGGTACTTACACAGTAAGCGCATCGTCCACAGCATCTAGCACCACGATTACCGCGCACACCAATGTGCCGCTGGACAATCCTTCTCCTATGGACTTGGGTGTTGGCCCCTTGGGTCGCATCTACGTTTGGGACATTGTTCCTCAAGCAATAGTCACCAACAACATCGCCGCAACACAGACCCCTGCCGCTGCTGGTTCGCTCACGCTGACCGCTGGTACTTCTGTGAAGTCCGTGGTTCGTCAAGACGGCACCACCGTGCTGCAACTTGATTGCCCTCGTGCAGTTCAGTTGACTACAGCATCTGGCACCATTGTTACAAGTCGCAATCTCACTGTGTCTGGCTATGACTACTACGGTCAAGCAATGAGCGAAGTAATTGCAACAGGAACAACCTCTTCTGCCGTGGCTAACGTTGCTGGCAAAAAAGCGTTTTTCCAAGTCACTAGCATTGCAATCAACGGTTCGTTGCCCGTAGCAATTACTGTTGGCACTACTGACGTTCTGGGTCTCCCAGTTCGCGTGTTCAACGTGTCGTACATTGCCAGCGTCAAGAGCAACAACACACTGGCACAAGATGCCGGCACGTTTGTAGCCGCTGCGACTCAAACTGCAACTACCACCACTGGTGATGTTCGCGGTACTTACGCTCCTGCCACTGCGTCGAACGGTATCGTTCGTACAACGATGGGAATTTTGTTGCCAGCCATCGCTGTCGGACCGAACGCAACTCGCGTTGGCGCTCTCGGCGTTACCCAAGCATAAGGAGTAAATCATGGGACAATTTAAACCTATGGTGAAGATGGAGACCACTGAGCCTTCAGTTATTCTGAAGCTCAAAAAAGGCGGTCATGTCAACATGAAGAAGGGTGGCAAGGCAGAAGCTGGTCACAAGAAGATGGCTGACGGTGGTGGCGCTATGGCGGCACTGGCTGGTACACCTGCGCTCTTGGGCCGTCCTGCTGTCAATGCCCCCGTACAAGCCCCCGGTAAGCCCTCTATGGCCGCTCGTCGCGCCGCAATGATGGCTAAGAAGCCTATGGGCATGGGAACACCTTCTGGCCCCGCTATGCCTGCTGGTAACCCCGGCTTGCCCGGTATGAAAAAGGGCGGCAAAGCTGAAGGCGGCAAGATGGACAAGGCGCAAGACAAAGCCATGATCAAGAAGGCGTTCAAGCAGCACGATATGCAAGAGCATAAGGGCGGCAAGGGTACTGACTTGAAGTTGAAGAAGGGCGGCATGAAGAAGTACGCTTCTGGCGGTGCTATTCCTTCCGAAACAACCTCTGGCTCTTACGACACCACTTTGATGCACCAAGCCAAGAAAGACACTGCCAGCGGTACTGGTGGCGTAAAACTTGGCAATGCAGGCGGCTTTAAGCGTGGCGGCAAGGCTTTGAAAATGGCAACAGGTGGAGCAATCCCCTCTGAGACCTCTTATGGTGACTATGACACAACCAAGGTTTATCAGGCCGCGCCTGACAAATCCAAGGGCGTGACAGGCGGCGTTCGATATGGAAATGCTGGCGGTTTCAAAACTGGCGGAGTTTCTGAATCTAACGGCGGTGGTTACCGTAAAGGCGGTGCCACAAAAAAGTTTGCTGATGGGGGGAAGGTGCAGGACGATGGTGGCCCTGAGAAGATGCCACAAGGTCGTAAGCCCGCCTCCCAGCCAGTAGAGATCAATATGCTCTCTGGTGCTTTTAAAAACGGTGGCAAAGTGGCCCCCGGCAATAAAGCTCTGCAATCAGACTTTAATAAGATGAACGCTCCAGCTATGCGTGAAGCAAAAGCAAAAAGCGTAGATTCTTATGCCCCAATGGGTTCCGTTGTTCGTAAGAACAAAGGCGGTATGGCTTGCTGAAATAAGGTGGGGGCTTCGGCCCCCGCTTCTAATTGGAGATTTAAATGTCAACATTGACGAATGTATTTGCGAAACACGCAAATGGTACGGGAACAATTTACGATGGCGCAACAAACCTTGGCGGCTATCAGCTTAAACCCGGCGGTACGGCTGGCACCATTGAAATACGCGATGGCGGCGCAAGCGGAACATTGTTGTTGGAGCTTGACATTACTGTTAACACCGCTGTAATTGCAACGCTGTTGCCGGGTAACGGAATTCGGTTTACCACAAGTATTCATGTGACGTTGCCTACAAGCGCGGCAATCACAATTTTCTGCGGCTAATCATGCCAAGCAAATCACCTTCCCAGCATCGTTTGATGGAGGCGGTCGCACATAACCCTGCGTTCGCCAAGAAGGTCGGTATTCCCACAAAAGTCGGCAAAGAATTTGCCAAAGCTGATGAGGGGAAAAAATTCAAAGGAGGCGGTCTCTATGACAACATCCATGCAAAGCAGCAAAGAATTTCTGAAGGCTCTGGCGAAAAAATGCGCCGAGTGGGTAGCAAAGGTGCGCCAACGGCTGAAGCCTTCCGAGAGTCAGCAAAAACCGCCAAAATGAAAGAAGGCGGGCCAAGCCTTGCAATTGGACGGGGAGAAAAACTTCCCGTATCTAAGGGTGCGGGGCTTACAGAAAAAGGCCGCGCCAAGTACAATCGTGAAACAGGTTCACACCTAAAAGCTCCACAACCACAAGGTGGTGCCCGTAAGGACTCATTTTGTGCCCGCATGAGCGGTGTGGTAGAGCATTCCAAAGGTGATGCACCACGAGCCAAAGCATCTTTAAAACGCTGGGATTGCCCCGGCTGGTAAGCAACAAGGAACAGTTATGCCAAACAAACCAATGTTCAGTCCCGATCAGGATATGTCTGACGTAACCCCAGAAAATGTTGCTGATGCTAAAAGACGCGCAAAAGAGACTGAGGCTTTTAATAAGCTGCTCCAATCAGCGCCTTTGCCTACCAAGGGTGCCGCTGGCGTTACTGGCGGTACTACATCCACGCCCAAGCCTCCTGTTATTTCGCCAACATCTAAGCCTATGATGAATATGGCAAAGGGAGGTGCGTATACCGATAAAGGCGGGAAAATCAATCTTGGTAGTGGCCGCATATCCACGCATACCCCTAGCAAAAGCAACCCATCTTGGTAAAGCAACATGGCATATTCTGGAACGGTTGGACAGACGGTCATCAATGTTCAGACGTTGATAGATCATGGCGCTCGACGCTGTGGGAAACTTGCTGAAGAGCTAACCTCTGAGCAGGTTTTGTCAGCGCGTCAGTCGCTTTATTTCCTGCTTTCAAACCTTGGTAACCGAGGAATCCAGTTTTGGACGATTACCAAGAAGGTGTTGGGCGCACAGGTAGACAACTACATCTACACCCTTCCCAAGGGCACAATTGACCTTTGGAACGTGCTTTATCGCACTATGGCGCGTCCAAATGGGGCATATACCTCTTCTGCTGGCGGCACCGTTGCAAACGTCTATGACGGCAATACTGAGACCATTTGCACCCAAACTTCTGCCAATGGCAATATTGCAGTCAACTATGGCCCATCAAACCCAATCTACATTGGCTCCATAGGTATTTTGCCTGCGGCCACTGGCACTTGGTCGATCATCTACGAATACTCGCTAGATAACTCCTCATGGAGTACGTTGGTGGACTTAGGCACTGTTGATGTGGTCAATGGCACTTGGATATGGACTGACATAACTGCTGGTCAAACCGTACCGTACTATCGCATTCGAGCCTACAACGGCACAACGCTGTCATTGCGCGAACTGTACTTTGGAAACAATTCGCTTGAGGTGCAGATGTCTAGTCTGAACCGCGATGACTATACAAACCTGCCAAACAAGAACTTTACGGCCAACCAACCGTATCAATACTGGTTTGATCGCACGATTCCTCTGCCCTCAATCTATGTTTGGCCTACTCCATCGACTGCGTTTGTGCAGATCGTTTGCTGGTACTCGCGCCAAATTGATGATGTCGGCGCACTGACTGATGAGCTTGAGATTCCACAACGCTGGTATGAGGCTGTGCAAATGATGCTGGCCCACCGCATGGCGCTTGAATTGCCGCAAGTACCTGTTGATCGTATCCAATATCTTGAGAAGATGGCCGACAAGTATTTGAATGATGCCGAGTCTGAAGAGCGGGATCGTTCGCCAATTTACTGGGCACCAAACATTTCTGTGTACACAGCGTAATGCCAATTTTTCTTGACACAACAGGCTTAACTTCAATTGCAATCGGTGTCTGTGACCGATGCAAGATGAAACGCGCCTTTGTGCAACTGGGGCCAGACCCCAACTTCCCCGGCCTGCGGGTGTGCGACCAAGGGTGCAGGGATAACTTTGATCCCTATCGCCTTGCCGCCCGTAAGACGGAACGTATCAACCTGCGGTTTCCTCGCCCTGATACACCGCTTAATGCTGGCGACAATTACCTTATGACTGGCAGCCAGAATCTTGATGGTTCGAGCCAATTCCAGATTTCTACCCAAGGTAACACTGATACGCCAACAAATAACGGTAATCTGGACACCATTGCCCCGAATCCGCCCGACAATACGAGTACATAAATGTCAGCACAAGTAGTCATAACCCAACTTCCCGCCGCTGGTGCTTTAACGGGCTCTGAGGCGGTTCCCATCGTCCAAAACGGGGTGACAGTGCAGACCACCACAGGTGCGATTGCTGTACAGCCTACCCAAACCCAGACGTTTTTGACGGCTACGCAGCAACCATCGTTGCCCAATAGTCGTTACGTCACCGCTGGTACTGGAATTTCAATTGTTGACGCAGGTGCAGGCGCTTCCTTCCAGATGAGCCTCAACGGTACGGCTCTGAGCCTCCAGAACGCTGCTGGCGGCATTATTGTGAAGGATTCGGCCTCTACGGTAGTCTCGCGCTCTATCGCCGTTTCTGGGGCTGGTTTAAGCGTTTCTAACGCTGATGGCACTGGTGGCAACCCAACGCTTGCTTTAAGCGGACTTCCAGCCACCTTGGCTAACCTGTCTGGCTCTGGGATGCTGGCTATTATTGGGGGCTCCAGCATCAACCCCCGTACCATTACTGGTACAACAAACCAAATTACTTTGGTGAACGGGGACGGTCAATCTGGTAACCCAACGGTTTCTTTAGCTGACAACACGGTGATGCCCGGTACTGGCGCTATGACGGTTCCTGTTGGGTCAACCGCACAGCAACCAGTAGGGACTGCTGGTCAGATTCGCTATAACAGTGATACCAATTTGTTTTACGGATATGCCGCAGGGAATTGGAACGCTTTCACTTTAGCTGGTGGTGTTTCTACTTTTAGCGCAGGCTCTACGGGCTTTACGCCATCTTCAGCGCAATCTGGCGCAATAACTCTTGCTGGCACTTTAAATGCGGCAAATGGCGGTACTGGGGCAACATCTCTGACTGGATATGTGTATGGCAATGGCACTTCTGCCATGACGGCCAGCACAACCATTCCAAGCACGGCAATTACTGGCTTGGGCACCATGTCCACCCAGAACGCCACTTCAGTGGCTATTACTGGCGGAACGATTGCTGGTGTAACCATAAATAATTCTGCAATTGGCGGATCGACTCCAGCCGCTGGTACTTTTACCAGTGTGGCTATGACTACGGGCACGATTACAAATGCTCCAGTTAGCGACACTGACATTGTCAACAAGCTGTACGCTGATGCGCTTGTGTCTGGTATCAATTTTCACCCTGCTTGTAACTATGCAACCACCGTAGACCTTGGTACGGTAACTTACAACAATGGTTCTTCTGGTGTAGGTGCAACGCTCACAAAAACTGCGCCTCTGTCTGGTCTGTCAATTGATGGATTTACGCCAGCGGTTGGCAATCGTATTTTGGTCAAAGATGAGACCAATGGCGCTTACAACGGCATCTATACGGTTACCGTTGTAGGTTCTGGCGCTACAGCTTGGGTACTGACTCGCGCAACTGACTACGACACTACTGGAACTGGAACCAACGAAATTGATCAAGGCGACTACGTTTTGATACTTTCTGGGACGGTTAACGCCAATACATCATGGGTTCAACAGACTCCATTGCCAATTGTGATTGGCACAACTGCAATTGTTTGGCTTCAGTTTGGAGCGGCAAGCGTCTATACCGCTGGGACTGGCTTAACGCTTGCAGGCAATCAATTTAGCATCACCAACACAGCGGTGACGGCGGCAACCTATGGCTCTGCCTCGCAAGTGCCTGTTTTGTCTGTAAATGCACAGGGCCAACTGACAGGCGTTACCAATACGTCCATTGCAATCGCAGCAGGGGCTGTTTCTGGCCTTGCAGCGTCTGCGACTACCGACACTACCAACGCAGCCAATATCACCTCTGGAACGCTTCCTACAGGCCGTATGTCGGGTTCCTATACAGGCATTACGGGTGTCGGAACATTGGCAGCGGGCACTTGGAATGGCGCGGCTATCGGTGTTGCTTATGGCGGCACGGGACTGACTGCGACTCCGACCAACGGCCAACTGCCTATTGGTAACGGCACTGGCTACTCATTGGCTACCCTTACCGCTGGCACCAACGTCAGTATCAGTAATACCGCTGGCGGTATCACAATTTCGGCCACACCAGCGGCTGGCGGTACGGTGTCCAGCGTGGCGATGACTGTGCCTTCGTTTTTGTCGGTTACTGGGTCTCCCATAACCACAAGCGGCACCTTGGCTGTAACCCTATCTGGAACTGCTTTACCAGTGGCGAATGGTGGTACAGGTGCTACCACCTTGGCTGGTTATTTGTATGGAAACGGCACCAGCGCGGTAACGGCATCTACCACCATCCCAAACACAGCAATCACTGGTTTGGGGACAATG